CTACTGCTTTCTTCGGGACTTTCTTCGGGAAACCCCCATCATGCTGACACTGTCGAGGGCGTCGGCGAGATCATTGTCGAGCACATGTGCATAGCGCGCTGTCGTTTCCACGTTGCTGTGACCAAGCAGGCGGCTGACCAGTTTGAGATTGCCGGTGTGCCTGAGCAGGCGGGTGGCAAAGGTATGCCTCAGATCATGAAACCTGAAGTCGTGGATCTCCGCTGCCGCTAGGGCCGCGCGAAACTCTTCCATGATCCCTCCACCGTTCGGAACGATCTTGCGCCGCTGATTTTTCCGGTTTTGAACCTCGAAGGTGAAGACATAGCGAGAGTGATCCGGGAGCTCTGACCTCGGAAGATCTGCCAGCAGAGCGGCGATCTCCTTGCTGATCGGGAATTTCATGGTGCCGCCACCCTTGAGGTGAAACATCATCCGCTTGTTTGCCTGATCGATGTGAGACCATTCCAATTCCGTGATTGTCGAAAGGCGGGCGCCTGTCAGAAGGGCAAAGGTCACAAAGGGCCCCAGATCAGGCCTCAGATGTTTAAAGAGCTTGCTTTGCTCTTCGGGCGTAAGCTCACGCACCCGCTCTTCTGGCTCGGCCGTCTGAACTGTCTTGAAATCGATCTTTGGCATCTCTGCCCCGTGGATGCTGACCATATGGCGCATCGATCGAGCCAGCATCTGAAGCTCGCGGTTCACGGTGGCATTCGACACGGTTGCTCGGCGCATCGCGACATAGCGCATCAGACTGGCATTGGTGATCTCGTCCATCTGTTGCGATCCCTCGATGACGCTCAGGATCATTTTTGCCTGGCTGCGGGCAGTCCGGGCGCTGGGTTGGTGTTGACAAACATCCGTCCAATAGGTCCCGAGCGCTTGAGAAATGCTGAAGCGTCCAGTTACCTCTGGGGCATTGCGTGCCTTGACCCGCTCAGCAGCCTCTACGGCCTTGGCCTCTTCATAGTCTTCTGTGCCGCAAGAGCCATGAAATCGAAGACCCCTGACTTGGAAGTCGTAGTGCCAGAAGCGCGTTCCTTTCGGGCGGTGCGGCATTCGGTATGTCCTTCAATAAAGTTTGTGAGATCGTCCGGGCGGTAGCGAATCGTCCCGCTGGTCAACATCACAAAAGGCAGGCCGCGATTTCGCAGGCGTTGTAGGGTCTTCGTAGAAATCCGCAGCGCCCTCGCGGCTTCGGCAGGTGTCAACAGGGTCAGGGTGGTCGCTGCGGCCTGCTCGAGACTCGAAACCATCACCCAACCCTCCTGTTTTCCTCGATGACCAGATGCTGGCAGTTCGCCGCGACGATGGCGGCGGCGAGCGGCGGGCAAACGCTGTTGCCGCAGCAGCTGACCTGAACGTCTTTCGCGAAGCCGCGCCATTGCGGGTCTCCGCTGTCCTGACCTTCCCAGACGCCCTCAATGACGTAGTCCTCCGGAAAGCCCTGCGCGGTGAAGAGCTCGCGCGGGGTGAGCATCCTCATGCCGATATCGACCACCACAAAGGTGTCGCCGTCGTGCTCGAGGGTGACGAACTCGCCGCCCTGCCATGCCCCATGTGCGCGCAGGAATTCGGCCACGGCCCGCGCACGGTCCCGATGCTCGGGGCCGAAGGGCGGCGCTGCCAGCTCGGCCTGCATATGGGCTATGCGGTCCTTGACGGTGATCGTGTGGCAGGGCTCGTCCGTCCGCGCGCCATCGCCAGTGCCGTAGTATTTTGCGAACCATGCCGCGACCGGGGTCTGATGACTGCCGGATGCGGCGATGGTCGATATCGGCTGGCCGATATCGTGACCAGCATGGGCCTCCATGCGGGGCCCGCCGTTGTGCTGGGCGAGGAAGGCCGCGAATGGCGCGTGCTTGGCGCCGCCGGCGACCACCGTACCGAGCGGCGCGCGGATATCGAGCGCACGCGGGGCTTGGCCGTCGCGCTCGCCATAGCCGGTCTGGATCATCGACGCGGCGATCAGTGTCAGACCTGCGCCTCCAGCGGTGATCGTATGAGTCGGCTCATCCGCGCCCTGCCAAGGCTTCTGGCTGTTGCGCATGGTTGCGAGGAAGGGGGCAATCACCGCGTGCTGGATCCCGCCCACGGTGACGGTGCCCAGAGGGTCAGCCAGCGGGTATTCTCGCCGTCCGCCGCTGTCGCCATGGGCGATGCTCGCCAGATAGGGAGCGAGCACGCCAAGGGGCGCCGCGCCGCCCGGCTGCTTGATCCAGCTATTGGCCGTGACCGTCGCTATGGCATCGCGCAGGTGCTGCCGGGTCGCGCCGCCGTTGAAGCGGGTGATGCTGGGTGCGATCAGCGCGCTGTGCCCGCCGCCAGCAAGGACGGTCGGATGCGGCGCGTCTACCGGGCGGTCGCGGCGATCCGTGCCCTTCAGGCTCATCAGATGCGGCCCGAGCGATGTCCGCGACTCATATTCAAAGCCGCCCACGCTTGTGACCTGAATATCCACCACGGCCTTTTCGCCCCGATGTGCCCCAGTGATCGTCTTGATCGGCTCGGCCAGATCCTCGACCCGCCCGCCGTGGGTCAGGTTCACAAGGAATGGGCTTTCGGCCTCGAGCACATAGCGCTTCATCCCGCGAGCAATCCGCGCCAGCGTGTTCGACGCGAGCGGCCGCTTGGCGCGAAGTGAATGCTTCTCCATGATCTCAGCCGAGCTGTCGAAGATGCTGGGGCATGGCAGCGACCAGTCAATGCATGCGGCGGCTGACCGCCAGGGCAAGAGCTTGCCTTTCCGCACCTCGGAGGATTGCGGATCGCCATGGGTCGGTTTCGGCCAGACGATTGGCCGACCATCACGCCGGGCCACCATGAAGAACCTCTTGCGGATCGTGGGCGCGCCATAATCGCAGGCGCGCAACTCCCGCCATTGCATCCGGTATCCAGCCCTTTTGAGGCGGCGTGACCAGCGCTCGAACTCGATCCCGGCCAGTTCCTTGATGGGCTGGCCGTCGTTGTCGATCGGCCCCCAGGTGCGGAATTCCTCAACATTTTCGAGGCAGATTACATCGGGCTTGGCGAACTCGGCCCATTTGACCACGACCCATGCCAGATCTCGGATGTTGCGGTCGCGCGGCGCGCCGCCTTTGGCCTTCGAGAAATGCTTGCAGTCCGGGCTGGCCCAAAGCAGGCCAACATGTCGGCCTTTGGTGACGCTCAGCGGCTCGACATCCCAAATGTTGCTGTCGAGGTGCAGCGTTTCGGGATGATTGGCAGCGTGCAATGCCAATGCCTTTTCGCTGTGATTGATCGCGACATCTGGCGAGCGACCGAGCGCGAGCTCGATCCCGGTGCTGGCCCCACCCCCGCCGGCAAAGCTGTCGACGATCATAGGCAGGTGCGGTTGATAGGTCATGCCTTGTCCTCCGCACGCCACATGCGCTTCTGAGCGCGCTTCATGATGGTTTGACGCTCCGCGACATTGCGCGCGAGAATGGTTGCAGAGCGATCGATCCGCTCGTTCAGGACGCTAAGTCTTTGTTCTTCCTCGGCAGTTGTGAAGCGGTTCCACCGCGCGTCCCCCGAGGGTTGCCGGACAAGGCGCTGTTTTTTCATGTGCTTTCCCTGCCTTTGCTGGAATTTGCGGGGTGTGAGGGTCGGGGGACAGGTGGATAATCGCCCCCGAGGTCACCCGGCCTCGGGGGCTTCCTGCTGCGCCAAGGGAGGAGGTGCGCAGCGGGAACTTGGCGCCGCCGGGGCTGCCATCCCGTCGGCTCTGCCGCGCTCAGTCGGTGAACTGGGCGGGGCAGGTCTCTGGATCAGGGTTGGCGGGGCCGAACTCGGCGTGAAGCGCCGCGATGATTGATGTCGTGACCCGATGTGCGGCCTCTACATCCAGCACATGCACGGCGACCTGCAGGATGTAGAGACCGGTCAGGTTGTCGACGATCCAGCCGTTCCGGTCCGCGCGAAACCGGGCCGCCATCACAGCGCCCCCTCGGCGATCTGGCTGTTCGGCGCGGTTATCGCGGTGATGATGGCGCTGCCCAGAGCGCTGTCGCGCAGCCCCGGGACCTCGTGCAGCGCGCGCCGCAGCAGGTCCTCGGTGATCAGCATCCGAACTGCCAGCATCGGCAGTTGTGCGGCAAACTCGGGGCCCATGAGCTGCGTGGGTGACGTTTTCGACATCAGCGCACCCCCTCGACCAGCTGCTCGACCGAGTGTCCGCGCGTTTCCAGCGAGGTCGGCGCGACGAATGCTTGCACATCCGCCCAGCTGATCGCGCTGCCCGCGACGTGCCAGGCTGTGACGATGATGATGACCGCGGAGATGGTTGCGGCGACCAGTGCTACCGCGCGGATCGCACCGGAGAGCATGGCGCCGATGCGCGGGACCGGGCGGGCGGCTGGTTTGGCCGGGTGGGCGAGGGCGATCATGCTGACGCCCCACAACCATTGAGGATGTTGAGCGCTTCTTTGATGCGCGTGCCCTTACTGTCCCAGGTGTTGGTGAGCGCAGCGACGGCGAGCTCGACCATAGCTTCCACTGGAAGATCATCGTCATCGCCGTCATCGGCAAGCTCGACAAAATCGATCGAAGCGACCTGTCGAATGTCGATCAGGCATCGGCAAAGCCCGATGATGAATAGTCCCCAGCTCTGTGGGCCAGTGCCCTGGTCTGACGCCACAGCGTCAAAAATCGCAGTGAAGGCTTTCCGCGAAATGCCTTCGTATTCCGCGTAGTCACCATTGCTGAAGCGGATGACCAGATTGCCGACCGGAGCGACAGCATCTCTCGTGGTGTCGGCGGAAGACAGGACGGTGGGAATGTGCATGTGCGGGCTCCATCCGGTTGGGGGATGGGGCATTTGTGAGTGTGAAGTGTCACACTGTCAAGCTAATTAATGTGAACTATCACACATATAATATCCGAAGAATCGTCATCCGTAGTTGCTCATCGATAGGTTGTTCACATATCGTTCCATGGTTGTTTGAAGATTTGGGATAGGAATGATGTCGCCATCGCTCACTAGGGCTACGGACTATCAGATGGCGCTTGCGTTGATCGCACTCAGCCCGGCGCCCGGGGAAGGCTCAAAATTGCCGCTGCAAGTCGCTCTTGATCGGCTTCGTCATATTGAGCGAGGATCTCTGCAAGGCGTGGGGCAAGAGAAGGCTGCGGCGCTGAGCCTGTAAGTGAGTCTAAGCCCACGTTTAGGGCCTTCGCTAGAGCGTAAGCGGTGGAAAGCTTAGGACTTTGAGCCCTGCCTTCTAGAAGGTCGGTCACGGCCCGCCTGTTGAGGTTCGCGCATATCGACAGGCTCGCAGGATTGTAACCCTGCGCCGCCATTTCGGCCTTTAAGCGCAACCTGAAAACTTCATTCACATCCATACTGCCTTGTATCGGTGTGAAGCATCGCAAGCGAATGTGAAGTTTCATCTTGCATGGTGTGAAGTATCACACTAACGATGGGAGCATGAACAAGGAAATTTGCCTCCTCACTGAAATGGAAGACGCCGCAGACGAGTTTGGTCTTTCGGTGAGCACTCTGGGGCGTCTTGTCGGGCAAGGCGGGCGCTTTTACTCGCGCCTGAAAGCAGGAAAGCGTTCTTGGCCTGAAACTGAGGAGCGTGTGCGAGCTGCAATACAGGCTGAGCGTTCTCGGCGCGCGAGAGCTCCGCAACCTCCCGAGGATGCAGTATGAGCCTTCATCATCCCGCGTCACGACACGCCTGGGCCATCCCCGGCGCGCTTGGCTGCTGCATCGGCAACGCGCCCGGGAAGTTCAAAGAGGTAAGTCAGCAGCAGGGTCGAAAACTCTGCTCCGGCCTCAACGTCCGCTGGTTCGGGGTCATCCATGTCGTGGATCTGATTTCCCAAGAACCGGATCTCGTGCATCAGCCCGATCAGGGCCGGCGGAAGAGCGTTCTGCGCGGCGAGCTTTTCGACCTTGGCATAGATCATGCCCTTTTCGTCCGGCGCAATCAGCTTCAGCGCCCGGTCAAGCGCCGTGCGGTAGTTGCTCGCGGCGCTGAGATATCGCTTTTCGGCGCGGTTTGCTTCGCCTTCACGATAGGCGCGTTCGACCGCCTCCGGGACATACAGGATCGTTCGTGGTGCAGGAAACGCCGGGGACATTCTGATGACCGTGAGCAAGTCAACAAGCTTCTTTCTATCTTCGCGGGTGATGTCGAGGCTATCGCCTGCAAGAACGCGATCGGGCAATGGCGGGGAAATACAATACAGCGTCACTCCCATTTTGCACTTGTTGCAGGTGACGAAAACGGAACTGCGCGTGGGCTCTGCGGGCGCGATGACACAGATCGTCGCCGCGACATTGCGTGTGGCGCAGTGCGGGCAGTCAATGGGAATTTGTGACATGAATAATGGGGCCTTTTTCTTGAATGATGCCTTGGCGCGCTTTGCCGATCCTGCGGAGTTTTGCCGCTTGTTGGCAATCGCTTACAGCACTTTGACCGAAGAGCAGCGGGTGGGTTTTGTCCATGCGCTTATTGCCGAGATCGCCGCACGCGAAGTTATGGCGAGAGCGCGTCATCGCAGACCCCCCGAGGACGCGGCATGAGCGTTCGCCCTGCCGCATCCTCTCTCCGTTCTGATGATCGTCCTTCTGCACGGGGACACAACAGCACAGGACTTTCTGAAATGTCTTTCCGAAAATGCAGCGGCGAGGAAGCCGAGCGGGCATGGTTTGCCAGCTTGCTCTGGCGCGCCTTCCCAGAGGCGCAATCCGAGAACGATCTGGCGGAACGCGCTGCGGAGGTCCTGACCTCTGATCGCCGTCCTGTCACGTCGCGTACGGTGCGCAACTGGCTGCGTCGGGAAAACGCACCGCATTTTCGCTATGTGCTGAAGGTTGTCGCCTTGGTCGGCGCCGAAGCGGTGTTTCAGATCATCGATCCGGAGGCGGAATGATGCGGGTGCTCTGGCGCATGGCGCAGCGATATTACGCGGCCCGGCATCGCCGGGCGCTTCGGGTGGCGGGTCGCTCGGCTGCCGATGCCGAATGGTTCAAATCGCAGTCGGAAAGATTTTTCCAACGGATCAAGGGCGCAAGCCGCGAATAACCCGGAGATTTTGCGGCCCTCCGGTTTCGTCACCGCCCAGCCTGTCCGGCTCCGGTGACCACCTGCTGGGCGGTCTCTGCTCAGATCGCCCAGCTTTTTCCAAACGAGCGCAGAAGCGCGAGGGACAGGAAATGCAGCATCACCATTCAGAACAGATCCGGATAGGTGCCCGCATCGCGACGATGGCGGTTGCCTTCCAAGCCAAATCCAAATTGGTCGATCCACGAACACTGGCTTGCGCAGTTCGCCGCGTCGATGAGGCCTACGGGCCTGAGCATCATCTTGCAGTCGATTTGGCGAAATTCGCCTCGTGCTTTCCTCAGCTCCGCCAATCTCCCGACGCCCTGATCGGCGCAGGAGAGCGTCTGATGTCGTCAGTTCTACGTGCCTCGTGGCCGCTCCAGTTGGAACGGGCCGATATCTATGGCTGAGCCTCTGAAACTGTCGATCGCCGATCATGTCCTGATCCATGCTCTCGGCCTGCTGTCGCGGCCTGAGATCATCGAGGCCCATCGGGCGGATCTGGATTTGCAGGTGGATATCCTGCGCAGCGTCTTGCCGATGGCCTCGAAGGGCATTCTGACGCTGCGCCCATTGATCGAGCTTGGTTCACGATTTGCAGCGGCGACGCCACGGCGACCAGGCTTTTACGGCCCGCTGCATGAGCAGGCTGGACTGGCCATGAACCGTTGGGACCGCCAGCGGATGGCGGATGCCTGGGACCGGATTCAGGGGGGCGGGCGCGATGCATGACGATCACCGCCTTGCCGAAGCGCGGGCCATGGCGATCGCGGATGTGATCGCGCGGCTGGAGATCGTCAATCTCGTGCGCGCTGGCGGCGAGATGGTCGGCCCCTGTCCGAATTGCGGTGGCCGGGATCGCTTTGGCGTCAATCCCCAGAAGAATATCTTTCAATGCCGGAAGGACTGCTCGCCCCATGCCAAGGGCGATCAGATCGCGCTGGTGCAACTCGCCCTTGGCGTGGATTTCCGCGCAGCGCTGGATTGGCTCTGCGGACCGGCGCAAGGCCTCAGCGATGCCGAGCGCGAAGATCGCCGCCGCAAAGCCGAGGCGGCGCGCGAGAGGCAGGCGAGTATCGGGGCACGCGAGCGCGAAAAGACCATCAAGGCCGCGCGCGATATCTGGTTCGCATCCAAGGATGCCGAGGGCTCGCTGGTGCGGGACTATCTCTGCCGTCGTGGCATTCCCGCAGCGTTGCTGTCGAGCATCCCGCAGACCGTGCGGTTTCAGCCCGATGCCAAATATGTGCATCCGATTCCCGGCGAGCGCAGCAAGTGGCAGACGCTGCATGTCGGGCCAGCGATGATCTGTGCGGTGGTGGACGCCGGAAATCGAGTGACGGCCGTGCACCGGACGTGGATCGACCTCGATCAGGCAAAGGGAAAGCTGATCCTCTCCAACCCGGCAAAACCGGAGGAAACGCTGCCGTCGAAAAAGGTTCTCGGCTCGAAGAAGGGCGGCGCGATCCGTCTGACCGGGCAGAGGAACGCCACGACCATGATCATGGCCGAGGGGGTGGAAACCACCCTTTCCGCCCTGATCGCGGAGCGCCAGCCGCGCCAAGCGGCCTATTGGTGCGGCGTCGATCTGGGCAACATGTCGGGTCTGCGCGAGCGCGGGCCGGGCAAGAAATACGCCGGTTTGCCCGACATGACGGACAGTGACGCCTTTGCGCCGCCGTCGTGGGTCAAGCGGCTGGTCTTTGTCCAGGACGGGGACAGCGATCCTCGCCTGACGCGAGCGCAACTCGAGGCGGGCCTGCGGCGCGCGATGATCAAGAACCCCGGCTTAAAGGGGCAGATCGTGCATGCCGGCGCAGGTCGCGACCTCAATGATATCCTGATGGGGCAGCATCAATGAGTTTGGATGATGAAGATTTCGGGGGCGTTGAAGAGGTCCGCAGCCTCATGACCAACGCCGAGGATGTTTCGTTGCCGGATGGCATGTCGTCACCCGGCTCGGGCGAATATGACTATCCTGAGGATTATCTCCCCCCTCCGCCCCCGCCGGAAGATGGAGCCCCGCAAGATGACGGGCCCGAGGATCCGGTCAGTCGCGCGTCACGCGAGCCGCTGAACGATCTTGGCAATGGGCGCCGCTTTGTGATCCATTTCGGTGACGATGTCCTGTTCGTCTCTCAGGTCGGGTGGTTCGTCTGGGACGGTGCGCGCTGGCACAAGGATGATGAGATCAGCCGCGATGTCTCGCCGCTGATCCGGGGCCGGGCGCAGAAAATGTCGGGCTTGATCGAGCAGGAAATCGATTGGCTGCAGCCATCGCCGCGCGATCGGCAGTTGCTCAATGAAGAGCGCGATCAGCGCAAGCGCCGTGCCGAGATCGAGGCCACGCCGGACTATGCAGGCGATGAAAGCCTGATGACCGAGCTGTCGAATATCGCCGGGCGTCTTCGCAGCATCGATTCTGCGCTGAAAAACCACAAATCGCTGATCGGCCGCCGCCTCACCCACGCCAAGAACGCGGGGAACTCCGGTCCGATGTCCAACCTGATTGCCGAGGCGCGGGTTATGCTCGCCAAATCGGTCGACCAGATGGACAAGAGCGATCTCGACGTCAACACGCTGACCGGTGTGTTGCGCTTTGAGCGGATCACGGCGGAAGGCATGGCGCCGATGTCCGACGTCAAGCTGATCCCCCATGAGCGCGGCCAGCTGCTGACCAAGGTCATGCCGGTGGAATATGACCCCGAGGCCAAATGTCCGCGGTTCGCTGCTTTCCTCGAACAGATCCAGCCGAACATCGCGATGCGGCAGTTCATTCAGCGTTGGTTCGGCCTGTCGATGACCGGCCTTGATGTCCAGAAGCTGGCCTTCTTCCACGGCGGCGGTGCGAACGGAAAGTCCGTGCTGGTGGACCTCATGGGGCGGATGATGGGCGACTACTCCGCCTCTGCCCGGATCGAATCCCTTACGGGAAAGAACAAGAAGGGTGGCTCGGATTCGCAGCCGGACCTCATGCCGCTGATCGCGGCGCGCATGGTTCGGACATCGGAGCCGGAAGAGGGTGAGCGGCTGCAAGAGGGATTGATCAAGGCCCTGACCGGCGGCGAGCCGATGATGATCCGGGCGCTCTACGCCGACTTCATCACGTTTCGACCGATCTTCAAGCTGACCATTTCCGGCAACCACCTGCCTGATATCCGGGGTGGCGATGACGGGATCTGGCGCCGCCTCATGCTGGTCAACTTTCCGGTCCAGATCCCGGAAGAAAAGCGCATTCCCAAGAAAGAGCTTGATGAGATCCTGTGGGCCGAGCGGTCAGGGATCCTCAACTGGTTGGTGCAGGGCGCGCTCGACTATCTCGAAAAGGGGCTGGCCGAGCCGCAGGAGGTTTTGGAGGCCACCGGCAGCTATCGCAAGGACAGCGACCCGATCGGCACCTTCCTCGCGGACGCCACGGTCGTCAGCGGATATGAGGGCGATTTCATGACCGCGCGCGAGCTGGGTGATGCCTTCAACTATTGGATCGAAGAGCGCGGCGAGGCGCGCTGGGGGCCTCGAACGGTATCAGTCAGGCTCAAGGCAAAGGCTGATGTCTGGCGTCACCCCGAAACGAACAGGACGTTTACCCCAGGCAAAAGCGGTGTCACCGGCTATCGCGGCATTCGCCTTGATCAGACTTTCGCGCAGCGCATGCGTGAAGCGCAGTCACGCGATGCGGGCAATTCGTGGGCGCCGCGATGACCCCGCACCCCATCTCCACTCCATTCGACTGGGCGGGCCTGCGGGCCCGTCGCGCATTTCTGGGGGCAGGGTGCGAGTTTGGGCCGGACGGGCGCGAGCATGTTGGCGTTTGGGCGCGAGACCTTCGCGGGGTGAGGGGGCAGCGCTCCAACAGGATCAAAGGCTTACGGCATGATTATGGGCCTGACGGGCCGGACGGGCCTGAAATCTTGGCATGTATGCGCGCGCGTATTTCTCAAGGGGTTTGGGGGAAGCATCTCCCCGTAAAGGTTCAAATCTCTAGCCCTTCAAGCCCTCAAGCCCAAAAACAACCCTTAACCCATTGAAAAGAAACAAACGAGAAAAGCCGAATGGCCTGATTTTCAAACCCAGCTTCCTAAATCTCAAGCCCGTCCAGCCCAACTCAAGAATGAAGACCACAACAGGTAGCGAAATGAACAAGAGGGACCGCAAAATGATGATCCAAGACAGCCAGCAAGTGGTGTTCTCTGTCGATAGCCGGGGCGTTGTCGCTCAAATGGATTTGACCGCTAGTCGCGAAATTGTCCGCCAACACGCAGCTGCGCAGGCCGCGATCCATGATGCGGCCTGGTCGCGCCGTGCCGCCGTGCTTGACGCTGCCGCGATCCCTGAGGAATGCGGCCCCGACATCATCGCCGCGCCGGCGCGTGGTGGGTTCCGGGTTGATCGCCAGTTCACCATGGTGCCGAACGGGGTCGATGAGAACGGATTGGATAAGTGGGCGGCTGCCCCGACCGGATACGGCCATCGCTCAGCCATCCGCACTGCCGATATCTTCGACCGAATGCGGGCACAGGCTTTGCGCGCGAAGCGCCCGATGGTGTTGACACCGGGGCAGGTGGCGATGGGCAGGCGCTATCGTACGCTGGTCGAAATCCTCAACGCCGACGGCTGCAAGCTCTCCAGCCTCGAAGGCTCCAGCGGATCGTCGGACGGCGGCAACTGGATGGACCGCCGCCTTGAGGTGTCGAGCGAGCTCGCCAAGCTGCGCCGTCGCATCGGTGGCCAGGACGCCTTGATGGTTCGGCGCGTGCGTCCGTCCAAGCGCGCAGTGCTCGCTGCCGGTGAAGATCCGCGTTGCAAGTTCTCAAACCTCGATATCGTCGAGCGGGTCTGTGTCGATGATTTCTCGATCGGCGAAGTGCTGCGCCATTACCGTTGGCAGGCCGATGGGCGTAACAAGAAGGCCCTCTTGGAGGCGCTACGCGGCGCACTGGTACGCATGGAGGGATACTGACGCTGAAAAACGATGCTTGACGCTTATGCCCCTCTATGAGAGATATTTGGATAGTATCTGGAATTGCGCCCGCAGGGATCACCCCTCGCGGGCGCAATTCGTTTCAGCGGGCGCACCGCGATCTTCGGGTGAGTGATGGCACGGCTCAAGCAGTTAACCCCTCGGGTTGGCGCGCTTCAAAAGCGCGTGCCTCAAGCTCAACCGCAGTCCCGCCTCCGCGATCAGGTCTATGCTTGGCGCAAGTGGTACAAGACCGCGGCATGGCAAAGGTTGAGATGGGCCTGCATCGCCTCGGCGCTCTTCACCTGCGCGCGGTGCGGTCGGATCGCCGATAGCCCTGACCTCGTGGCTGACCACATTCGAGCGCATCGCGGGGATGAAGCGCTGTTCTGGGGTCCGGCAAACCTGCAATGCCTGTGCAAGTCCTGTCACGACGGGGCCAAGCAGCGGGAAGAGCGCAATGTCCTGCGATGACCATGTTGATGCTACCGTGTTCTGGATTGCGGTGGCGCTGGTCGATCGGGACGGGAAAGCGCCTGATTGGGTGCGAAGGGTGGTGCGGGAGAAGGGCTGGGGCGACATCGACATAGACGCCGCGAGGATCTGGATCGATGCCAACCCTGCCGGATGTGCCTGTCGCCTGTGCCGACCGACCGGACCCGCGCAGCTGAGCCTCTTCTGACCACGTGCTGCGCAGGTGGGTGCGATCGGGACCGCGATTGGCCATTTCCGGGCGATTCCGTGACATTTTGGCAACATGGGAGGGGGTGGGTCGAAAGTCCGGGGGGCTGATCGGCCTAGACCCGCGTCCCCCTCATCTGGAGATTTTTTTCTCATGGCAGAGGTTTTCGACCTGTTCGGGAACCCCGTTGAAGCGGGGACCGGCAAACCCGGGCGTCCGCGGAAAGACGCAACGCAGGAAGATCGCAATAAAGTCAAACTGTTACTGGCTGTTGGCTGGTCCAATGAGCGGATTGCCAGCGTCCTGCATATGTCGCTGCCGACTTTTCGGCGCAATTTTTTTCAGGAGCTGAAGTTTCGGACGGTGGCGCGAGACATGCTCGATGCCCGGCGCTTGGAGCTTGCGATGAACGCCTCATTGGGCGGGAACGTCGGCGCGATGCGTCAAGTCGATCGCTTGCTCGATCGCTTCGATCAGATGGAGGCCGAACGTGCATATGCGGCAAGCGCCAAGGACAAGGCCGAGCCGAAAGAGAAGCTTGGCAAGAAGGTGCTCGACGACAAGCTGGCGCTCGATGCTGACGCTGCGCTGATGGAAGAGCTCGAGCTAGAGACTAGGCAGAATGTTCGACACTGAGCCGCTTCCGCGTTTCGCCTGTCCCGATTGGTGGGAAAAGCTACAGGCTGGCGAGGTGCCGATCGCGCCCGTGCCGATCAATGCCGAGAAGAAGGCGAAACTCCTTGCCTTCTTCAACCGCCTTCGCCTGCCGGATGTTCCGGGCAATCCGACGATGGCAGAAGCCTGCGGCGAATGGTTCAAAACGATTCTGGTAGCCTTCTTCGCCAGCGAAGATCCCGAGACGCATCGCGAGATCGTCTGGGAACTGCTCTGCATGGTCCCGAAGAAGAACTCGAAATCGACCTATGTCGCAGCCCTTGGCCTGACCGCGCTTTACATGGAGGAAGCGCCGAACCGGCAAATGCTTTTGGTGGGTCCAAGCCAGAACATCTCCGAGCGCCTGTTCTCGCAGGCGCAGGGTATGATCGACCTCGACGAGAAGCTGAAGTTGATCTTCAAGGTGCAGGATCACCTCAAGACGATCACGCGTCGCAAGACGGGAACGGCCCTCGACGTCAAAACCTTCGACACCTCGATCGTTACGGGTGAGATCCCCGTTCTGACGATCATCGACGAGCTGCATGAACTCGGGAAGAAGGCCAAGGCGGCCAAGGTGATGCAGCAGATCCGCGGCGGCGGCATTACCAAGGTGCGCGGTAAGGTCCTGATGATCACGACCCAGTCGGATGAGATGCCGACCGGGATCTGGGAATCGGAGCTGAAGAAAGCCCGCGCGATTCGCGATGGCAAAGGCGGTCGGTCGCCCATCATGCTGCCGGTTCTCTATGAGTTTCCGGTGAAGCAGCAGTTGGACCCGAAGTTCTGGGGGGACCGCGCGAACTGGGCCTTGGTCCTGCCAAACCTCGGACTTTCGATCGATGAAGAGGCGCTTGAAGCCGATTACGAGAACAACGGCAGGATCTCGAAGCAGGTTGAGCAGATCTGGGCCAGTCAGCATCTCAACATCGAGATCGGTGTGGGGATCGGCGGAGATGCCTGGTCTGGGGCCGTTCATTGGGAAGGCGCGAGCGTTCCCGGTCTGACCCTCGATCAGCTGCTCGATGAATGCGAGGTCTGCACGATCGGGGTGGACTGGGGTGGGGCAGATGACCTCGCCGCGCTCGCGGTCGTCGGCAGGCGAAAACGCGACAAGGTCTGGCTTCTTTGGGCCAAAGCCTGGGCGCGCAAGACCGTGTTCAAGCAACGACCGAAGATCGCGGATGCGCTTCGGGGCTTTGAAGAGGACGGCGACCTTTCGGTTGTCGACAGCCCCGAGAAGCAAGCTGCCGAGGCGGCTGCGATTTGCGCAATGGTGAACCATACTGGGAAATTACCAGAGGCGGGCGGTATCGGCCTCGATGTCGCGGGCGTCGCGCTTCTGCTCGATGCTCTTGAAGAGCAGCAAATGGCATCGCCGCTCATCCAGTCGGTGCGTCAGGGGTGGGCACTGCAGCCCGCCGTCACGACCGTGGCATTGAAGCTCGAATCCCGGCGGCTGCTGCACGCAGACCAGCCGATCATGGCCTGGGCGGTCGGCAATGCCAAACAGGAGCTCAAAGGAAACAATTACATGGTGACGAAAGAGGTTTCAGGCGCTGGGAAGATCGACCCCCTGATGGCGGCCTTCGATGCTGCCATGCTGATGTTTAACAATCCACAGCCATCAGGGACCTCGATCTACGAGGAACGCGGAATTTTGGTGATCTGATGGGATACTTCAACCGCCTTGGCGCGGCGCTGCTCGGTCAAGGCGGGGTGAAAGCCGCGGTTTCCGACGGTCCGCCTTCCTATGACCTGAGCGATCCGCGCATCGTGGAGTTGATGGCGGCGCTCAGCCAAACCGAGAGCGGCGGACAGGTCTCGGTCGCCAGCGCCTTGCGCAACACCACGGTGTTTCGCTGCGTCAGCCTGATCAGCTTTGCCATGGGGATGCTGCCCTTGCAGCTTCACCACAGCAAGGACCGCAGCAAGGCGCGCGAGCATCCGCTTTATGCCCTGCTCGCGGTTCAGCCGAACGATTGGCAATCAGCCTTCGACTTCAAGGCGTGGATGCAGTTGCAGGCGCTGGTGCGCGGCGATGCCTTCGCGCTGATCGTGCGCAGCATGGGGCGGCCGATCCGGCTGGTGCCTCTGAAGCCCGGCACGGTGACCGTGGTTCAGCGCGCCGATTGGGCCGTGGATTATCACTATCAGCCCGCGCGCGGCGGCAAGCAGATCTTTGGCGCGAACGAGATCCTGCATCTGCGCGGTCTCTCTGAGGATGGGCTGCGCGGCATGTCCTTGGTCAAACAGGCCGCCGAAGCAATCGGCCTCGCCGCGCAAGCTCAGAAGGCGGCGGGGCGGCTCTTCAAACAGGGCATGATCGTCGGCGGCATCCTGAAGCATCCGGGCAAGATCAGCCCTGAGGCCTTCGCCCGGCTCAAGGCGAGCCTAGAGGATCGGCGCGGGGCAGATGGGGCCTATAAGGAGATGATCCTCGAAGAGGGCATGTCCTGGGATGTGCCGTCCGCAACCAGTCGCGACAGCCAGCATCTCGAGATGCGCGGCATGCAGATTGAAGAGATTGCCCGCGTCTTCGGCGTGCCGCGCCCGCTCCTGATGCTCGACGACACTTCATGGGGATCGGGCATTGACGTGCTCGGCCAGTTCTTCGTGCGCTACGGGCTCGCGCCGTGGTTCACGGCTTGGGAGCAAGCCATCCGCCGGTCGGTCCTGACCGGCGCGGAAAAGGAAGAGCTTTACGCCAAGTTCAATGACGGGGCGCTGCTGCGCGGCTCGATGAAGGATCAGTCGGAGTTCTTCGCCAAGGCGCTTGGCGCCGGGGGGCATCAGCCCTGGATGTCAGTCAAGGAAATCCGCGACCTGCAGGATCTTCCCGAGATCGATCCCAAAGACCTGCCGCCCGCTCTGGGCCAGAGAAAGGAGAAGGGCAATGAGCCTTCGCAAACTGCCTGAGATCGCTGCAGCGCGCCTGCCCACGGTCTGCGCCTTTGAGCCCGATGCCGATGCGGTCGAGCGTTGGAGCCCTGGCATGATGGCTGCGGTTTCGGGCGAGACGACGATCAGCATCCTCGATGTCATCGGCGAGGATTACTGGACCGGTGGCGGCGTGACCTCGAAACGGGTCGCCGCTGCCCTGCGTGCCATCGGCGATCAGGATGTCGTGGTCGATATCAACTCGCCCGGCGGCGACTTCTTCGAGGGCGTGGCGATTTACAACGCCCTGCGCGCCCATCCCCGCAAGGTGACGGTGCGGGTCATTGGACTGGCCGCTTCGGCTGCCTCGATCATTGCCATGGCTGGCGATGAGATCCAGATCGGCAAGGCAGGATTTTTGATGATCCACAACTCCTGGGTCATGGCGATCGGCAATCGTCACGATCTTGCCGATGCCGCGCGGACGATGGAGCCCTTCGACGATGCCATGGCCACGGTCTACAGCGATCGGGCCGGGGCGACGAAAGCCAAGGTCACCGAATGGATGGATGGCGAGACCTGGTTCAACGGCGAGCAGGCGGTGCAAGAGGGTTTGGCCGATGCCTTTCTCGCGGCCGATGCCGTCGCCGAAGACAAGACCAAGGCGGAGGCGGCGCGCGGGGTGAATGCCACCCGGCGCATCGACGCACGCCTCGCCAAGACTGGCATGCCTCGGACGGAACGCCGCGCGCTTCTGGCCGAGTTGAAAGGGGGCACGCCCGACGCTGCCCCGCCCGCTACGCATGACGCTGGCGCACTGGTCGCAGCCCTCGCTGCGGCATCCCTGACAATCCGGTCATAACGGAGGTATCCCATGACCAAACATTTTGCCCCCGCGAAAGCTCGCGGGATTGTCTCCGTGCGTGCAGATGGTGATGCGCTGTCGCTGATCCGGGCGCTGAATTCGGACTGGAAGGCGCATAAGGATGCGCAGGCCGAGAAGGACAAGCAGCTCGCTGCCCGCTTCGACGATGTCGTCACGACCGACAAGCTGGTCAAGATCGAGGCTTCGGTCGGCGCGCTGACCGGGGCGCTTGATGAAGCCAACGCCAAGCTGGCGGCTCTGGCGCTGAACGGGCCCGGCGGACAGGATGAGCGCAGCCAGGAAGAGCGGGAATACTCCGCCAGCTTCGATGCGTGGTTCCGCACCGGCGAGGGCGAACGCGACCTGAAGGCGCTGGCCAAGAACGGCGGGATCAAGGCGGCCTACTCGGTCGGCTCCGATCCGGATGGCGGCTATACCGCGCCGGTGGAATGGGACCGCACCATCACCGACAGGCGGGTCGAGGTCTCGCCCATGCGCCAATATGCGGGCGTCCAATCGGTCTCGGGGCAGGGGTTCAAGAAGCTCTACAACGTCCACGGCACGGGCGCGGCCTGGGTCGGGGAAACCGGCGCACGCCCGCAGACGGCAAGCTCGACGCTGGTCGAATACGATTTTGCCTTCGGTGAGCTTTACGCCAACCCGGCGGCGACCGAGCGCATCCTCGAAGATAGCGAGATCGATATTGCGAGCTGGCTTGCAGGCGAGGTCAACATCGAGTTCGCGCGGCAGGAGGGCCTTGCCTTCATCAACGGCGACGGCGTCAACAAGCCCAAGGGCCTGCTGCGCTATGACGCGGCGACCGAGGCCGCGCTGCCCGTCGCGCAGCGCCACCCGCTCGGCGCGATCGGCGAGGTCAACACCGGCGCGGCAGCAGGGCTGACCGCAGATGGGCTGATCGATCTGATCTATGATCTGCCCGAGGATCGCTCGACCGGGGCGGCGCTCTATGCCAACCGCAAGAGCCATGCTGTCATCCGCAAGATGAAGGATGGCGAGGGCAACTTCCTGTGGTCGCCGCCGTTCCAAGCGGGCCAACCGGCGCAGGTCCTCGGCCAGCCGATCCGCGAGCTCTCGGGCCTGCCCGATGTTGCAGCCAATGCCGTGCCGATCGTCTTCGGCAATATGGCCGAGGGCTATCGGATCTTCGATCGCGTCGGCGTGTCGGTGCTGCGCGATCCCTACACCAACAAGCCCTACATCCTGTTCTACACCCGCAAGCGCGTCGGCGGCGGGCTCTGGAACCCGGAGTGGCTGCGCTATCACCGCGTCGCTGCCTGATCGGGCGGGTCTGCATTGATCGAAGGGGCGGCGCGACCGCCCCTTTTTCTATGGAGAAGGAGGCCAATTATGGCGAAGCTGACCAAGCCCATCACCGGCGTGCCCGATGGTGAAATCTATCCGCGCGTGATCCCGGCAGGGGAAGACTGCCCCGCCTCGCTCGTGACCTATGCCCAAAGCGAGGGCGCGTTCGATCCTCTGCCTGATGGCAACATGCCCCTGACGCTCCGCGCCGACATTCTCGAATCCCCGGAGTTTCAGGCGGTCTTTGCCGAGATGATGCGCGAAGCGAAGGAGGCTGCGGATGAAGCGCTTGCGAAAGTCGATGAGCGCAGCTCCGAGCTGGAGGCACGGTCGAGCGCGCTCGACCTGCGCGAGGCAGATCTCGATGCGCGCGAGGCCGATCTGGCTGCACGTCTCGCTGCCATTGAGGCGCATCCGTCGCGCGACGATGAGGCGGCTCATCAAGCCGCGGATGAAATCGATGCCGCGAAGGGAGAGGCGGCGAAGCCGAAAGGCCGGGCTGGGAAAGCTGAAGCGGGCGAGCCGTCGGCATGATCCCGCGTCTCGTGGTCGCGCCGACCGAGCTTCTGGTCACGCTAGAGGATGCCAAGGCACATTGCCGGATCGACGGCAGTGACAGCAACGCTCTGGTTCAGGGCTATATCGATGCCGCCATAGCCTATCTCGATGGCTATCGCGGCATTCTCGGCCGTTGCATCATGACCCAGACTTGGGAGATCGATCTGCCCTGCCTCGGGCGCCATCGCCTGCCGCTGCCGGATGTGATCGAGGCCAGCGCCGTGGATGCCGAAGGCGAAGAGATCGCCTGCGAGTTAGTGCAAGATGCGCGGGGCAGCAGCGTCATTCTCGCCGGTGCGGCGACGGTGCGCTTTACGGCGGCGCTGCCGGAAGAGCTGCGCCCGAGCCTGCGCGTCGCGGTGCTGTTGCTGGTCGGGCATTGGTATGAGAATCGTGAGGCGGTCACGTCCACGGCGCCGCACGAGCTGCCAATGGCTGTCGATGCACTGCTCGCGCCGATCCGTTGGTGGGCGCCATGACCGCGGGCAAACTCGATCGCCGCATTGCCTTCCAGTCGCCGATCGAGGGCAAGGATGCCGACGGCAAGGTCGTGCAGGCATGGTTCGATGAGTTCACGCTTTGGGCAGGGGTTCGCTATCTCAAAGGCGGCGAGGCGGTGATGCAGGCTCGGCTGGCCGCGCGGGCACCCGTCCTGATCATCATTCGCCGGTCGAGTGATGCGGCCCGGATCACCAATGCCTGGCGCTGTCTCTTTGACAACGAGGTTTATCATGTGAAGGAGCTGCCCCGCATGACGGAGGATCGCGCCTATCTCGAGTTCCTCGCCGAAGCGGTGATCACGCCGTGAGGGCCGGTCGCAAGCTGCGGGTCATGGTCATCGCCCGGATTGAGGCGGCTGTGCCCGCGCTCGCGGGCCGGGTCTATGACCGCCCCACCGAAAAAGCCGCCGCACCCTATGCCGCGCTTGGACCGAGCGATTGGCGGCCAGACGATGCAGAGTGCATCGCGGGTCGCGTGATCTCGCTCCAGATCGATGTTTGGGAGAAAACCGAGAGCAAGGGCGCGCTCGAGGATCTGACCGATGATGTCGCCGCTTGCCTCAAGGGCTGGGCCGATACCGACGCGCTCACCATGCATCCGATCGAGATCGCGCTCGTTCGCGTCATGGATGACCCCGATCCGGATTGGGTCCATGGCGTGGTCCAGATCGAGGTCGAGGTAGAGGGGTAGGATGCGTCTGCTGTCTAATACGATTCCATGCATTTTGTGAAAACAGTATTCGCGTATTCGTTGGACACGCGGTTTTTCACCTCATCTGTTAAGTATTGAGGCTGCGAATATGCATCCAAAATGATGGCAGACATCATTTCCTGAGATTGGGCGGGAACGGTTGGAAGGATCGCCTTCATCAACTTGTCAGCCCGCGCGCCGGCTTGCCTAGCCTCCATAATGGATCGTGACAAGTCAGCGACGTGACTACATGTGTCCAGCCGCTCGTCGGCGAACACCGGTGTGGCAAGTACCGCTGCAATAGCGGAAAAAATAAACGCATGTTTTACCTCGGATTCCTTAATGGCCCACCTTAACCCGCGCATCGTTGCGAAACTCAAGCAGATTCCGGCAGTTGCCGTTGACGCAGCCAAAATGGCAATGGAGGAGGGCGCTGAAGAGATATGCGAGTACATGCGCAATCTGATCCGATCCAATTTCAAGCCGGGCAACGGTGATCTTCTTAAATCGGTCGGCTGGACATGGGGCGATGTGCCTCCGGGCAGTTTCATGATCGACGACATTCGCAACGGGAAGAATAAAGGCGATCAGTATGCCACCCTGCGGATCAAGATTTATGCAGGCAGCAAGACCGCGTTTTACGCCCGTTTCCACGAATTCGGGACAAAGTCGGGCCTGCCCGCCCGCCCGTTCTTTTTCCCGGCGTGGAAAGCGAAGAAAGCTGACTTCAAGAAGAAGATCAGGGCCCGCGTAAAAACGGCGATCAAGGAGGCTTGGCGCAATGGCTAAGGCGGTCTTCCACGGAGAGTTTCACTATTCGAGCCGGATCCGCAACGCAGGGTGGTCGGTCTATCCGTCACCGGAGCCGCAGTATTTCCCGCGCGAGCTGATCGATGCGGCGGTCGCGGCGGGCCGTGCGACCGAGGTCTTGCCGAATGCCAGTAGTTCGGCAAGCCGCGCGGGCACAGGAAGGAAAAAGGCCGAATAGCCTTTTCACAGAGATTGTCATCCGGTGCCGCCTTCGGGCGGCTTTTTCATGGAGAGAGACCCAATGGCGAAGCCCATTACCGAAAAGTTCGAGCAGATGGTGCTCGAAACCTCAGAAAACGGCACGACCTGGACGCGGATTTGCGGCCTGATCGGCGTCACGATCACGCGGAGTGCGCAGGTCGACACCTCGGAGGTTCCGGGCGATTGCGATGATGAAAGCCTGCCACTCGATGTCGAAAAGGCGGTTCGCAGCATCGATGTTTCTGTGTCCGCGGATGGATCCTGGGCCCAGCAGTCGCACGGCGATATGCTGGACTGGTTCTATTCTGGGGCGCCGAAGCAGATCCGCGTCGGCCATTTGAACGCAGCGCCCGGTGACACCGAATATGAAGTCGGGCCCGCGCTCCTGACCACGCTGACTAACCAGCGCACCAAGGGTCAGAAAGTCACCTGTGCGATCGAGCTTCAATTTGACGGCGTTCCTGCTCGTCTCGTGAAAGCGGGTCCGTGATGGAAGCGCTGGTCCTTATTTGGCCGGGTGGTGAACATGCATTCCGTCTGCCGCTCGCCCAGTTGGAGTTGCTTCAGCAGAAGACCGAGGCAGGTCCCGAGTTCTTGCTGAACCGGATCAACCTTGGGCAATGGGCGGCAACAGATCTGTTCGAGACGGTTCGTGCCGGGCTGATTGGCGGCGGACTTTCCGCCGTCGAGGCCCAGGCGCGGGTCGTCGCTGCATTCGAACGGCATCCCTTGATCGAGTTCAAGGTCCCGGCACAGGCCATTCTCGGACACGCGCTCTACGGTCCGCCGGATGATCCTGTGGGGGAGCCTGGGCCGGTGACGCCGACACCGGACAACAGCGAAAAAACGGACAGTGGAAGTTCAGCGCCATCCACGGCCTCGCAGCCGCCATTGGCATGACGCACGCCGATTTGGCTCAGCTCAGCGTCTGGGAGTTCACGGCCCGGGTCGATGGCTACGGCAAAGCCAATGGCTGGCAAACACGCGGCGCGGGCGGTGAGCTGTCCGATTCCGATCTCGCAGCAATGGGTGTGGAGGGCTTCTGATGGCTGATGAACCAGATCTTGTCGTATCGGCTGGCTTCTCCGATTCGCAGCTTGTCAGAGAGGCGAACAAGGTCGTCGCCTTCTACAAGAAGCGCGGGGAGGAGGCGCAGAAGGCCTTTGTCGATGCGCAGGGAAAAGTGACGAATACCGAGGCTTTGCGCGCGCACACGCGCGAGATGGACAAGCTCGCCAAAGCCTATGACCCAGCCTATCGCGCTGCCAAGGCCTACGAGAAGCAGGTCGAAGAGTTGAGCCGTGCGCTTAAGGTCGGTGCGATCGATCAGAAGGCCTATATTGCCGCAACCGAACGTGCCGCGCGTCAGATGAAGCAGGCAGGGGAGGTTTCTGAGCAGGCTGGCCGCAGAGTTGGGGGCGGCGGCAATACCCTTCAGCAAGTTGGGTGGCAGGTCGGTGACTTTGCTGTTCAAGTTGGTGCTGGAACATCCGCCGCACAAGCGTTGGGCCAGCAGCTCCCTCAACTTTTGGGGGCATTTGGCACGGTTGGTGCGCTTGCGGGTGCGGCGGCAGCGATCATGATCCCATTGGGAGCGGCATTGATTAAAGCCAGTGACACGTCCGCGCAGTTTGGGGACAAGCTCAAGCTGGTCAAGGAATCGACCGATTTGATGAAGGCCGCGGTGGAAGCTGCCGAAACTCCGATCACCGTGCTCGCGGCGCGCTATGGCGAAGCGGCGGGTGCGGCACAGTCGTTCTTCCAGCAGCATTCGGCGATTGCCCGGGCAATCGCGTCGTCCGCTATGGCAGACCTCGGCAAATCCATTGGCTCGATTGGCGGCGGCTTTGGCGACAAGGCTGAGAGTGCGGGCTTGCTGGCATCCGGGCTCGGCTGGATCTCCGGTGCGGATGTTGATCGAAAAATGACCGACACCGAAAAGAAGGTGAAAAACCTCGCCGACACCTATCGTCTCACCTGGCCGCAGGCACAAAAGCTCGCCGCCGCGATGAAGCTTACGACGGAAGCGGGCGGGGACACGGTCAAGGTGCAGCAGGCCGCAGAAGCGCTGCAGCAAGCCCTGATTGATGTGGCCGGTGGGGCCGATAAGGTGGCGGAGCGCTTCGGCGGCAAGGATGGCCTCGCCGAAAAGGCAAAAGCCTATTTCGACATGGCGTCATCGCAGTCGGAGGCGCTGCGTTCCGCGCAGACCCGAGTGGTCGAGCAATATCAAACCGATACCGAAAAGCTCAAAAAGCTATCTGACGACCGGCTCACGGCGCAGAAGATGCTGGATGAAGCGATCAAGTCTGGTAGCGCCGAGGCAATCCGCCTTGCGCGTGAGCGCATTGGGCTCATCGATGATGAGGTGAAAAAGACCAGAGAACTTGCGCTTGCGAACGATGATTTGTTCAAGGCCATGCAGCAGCGTCTAAAGGCCGGTGCCGGCAGCTTCATTGACGGCTTGGTTCAGAGCGTGACTGGCAATACCGCGACCGAATGGGGGCGGGATGGAGCGGCGGCGCAAAAAGGCATCCTCGAACTCATCAAGCGCCGAGAGAGCGGTGGCGACTACAATGTGACCCTGGATCATGGGAAGTATACCGGAGGCTCCGTCAACCTTGTCAATATGACCCTCCGTGAAGTGCTTGCACTGCAAAAGCAGATGCTGTCGCATCCGGAGAACACCAAGAACAGTTCTGCTGTTGGTGCATATCAGATTGTCGGGTCGACGCTCGGCGGCAAAGGTCTCGATGGCAGCGGCGGGTTGATTAAGACCCTCAATCTCTCTTTGGACACGCTGTTTACCGCCGAGCTTCAGGACCGTCTTGCGCAGCAGTTGCTGCGCGAGATTAAACCCGGAGACGTTGATCATCTGGGTCGGGTCTGGACGTCAACCCAAGGTGTCAATCGCTCCGTGATAAACGCGGCGTGGGGTCAGCAGTCCATTCCGCTCGCCGATCCCGAGATCCAGAAGAAGCTGGATGAGGAGATCAAAGAGCGCGAGCGCCTTGCCAAGCAAGCCAAGGAATACGGAAAGACGCTTTCTGAAAACCTTTTGACCCAGCAGCAGACGGTTGAGATGGCCCGTCAACAAGCTGACCAGATTGCGGCGGTCAAAGCCTCAGGCATGGGCGCGCAGGATCAGGCGCGCGCCATCGCAGAAATCAACGGCGAGTTCGAAAAGCAAAAGACCATCATGATGTTGGTTGCGGACGCCAAGCGCCGCAATGTCGATCTCGATACGCTGATGACCGGTAGCACCCTGACCTATAAGCAGGCCATCGAGGCTCTGGGCGAGGCCAAAAAGGCTGACATCATTGCAACGAATGAGCGTGCTGTTGCGGAAGGCAAGGTGGCCGAGCGCCAGCAGTTCATGGCGAGCGTCCAGGACACCCTCAAGGACGGCCTGCTCGACGCGATCGTGGCGGGCAACAGCTTCGCTGATGTCCTCGGTAATGTCGCCAAGATGCTGGCCAAGGCCGCGCTGGAGGCGGCGCTGTTCGGGTCTGGGCCATTCTCTGGCGGCGGGTCGGGGTTGCTGGGCGGGCTGTTCGGCAGCATCTTCGGCGGGGGCGACAAGTTGGTCGGAGCGCTACGCGGCGCGGGTGCGCCTGCTGTCCTTCCGGGCCGCGCCAATGGCGGCCCCGTTACAGCCGGTCAGATGTACATGACTGGCGAGCGCGGGCCGGAGCCGTTCGTCCCGGCGGTCAACGGGCGGATCTTGAGCGTCCCGCAGGCGCAGGCCGCGCTGCGCGGGGGGCAGGGCGGCGGCAGCGCAACCTTTGCGCCGCAGATCCATATCGCGGGCGATGCCAGCGAGAAGACCGTGGCGCTCATCAAAGCGGCGCTGGCGCAAGAAGGGGCGAAGTTCCCCAGCCGGTGGCGCGCGGCCCAGAAAGAATTCTCTCAGAGGACGTAATGCCAGAGATCATCGAATGGCCTTGCGGCCTTGGGCTGCGCGATACCGATTTCTTTCTGAAATGGACCACGCGCAGCGCCGGGCGCAACCTTGCCGGGTCAGAGCAGATTATCGGGGTCAACTCGGCGGTTTGGGAGGTCTCGCTGACCTTTGCCCAGACCTTCAAAGCTGACCGGCTGCGCGCCTTCGAGGTGCTGGTGACACGGATGCGCGGGCGGACCAATATCGCGAGCCTCTGCATCTGCGATCCGTTTCGCTACGGCCCGCGGGTCGCGCCCCGGCAATGGCCCTTCGACGATGATACCTGGTTCTCGGACGGCACTGGATTCGCGGATCCGACCAGCGGCATGCAGGATCTCCTGCTCAAAGCGGCAGCCTCGGCCGGCGCGACCTCTTTCGTGACCGAGACCAGCAATCCGACGCGCCCGAACCTGCGCCCCGGCGACATGTTCTCGCGCGATGGATTTCTCTACCGCGTCACCGACAGCCAGCCCGGCGGTCAGGTCTCGTTCGAGCCGCCGCTGCGCGCGAACCTGCCGCTTGGCGTCCGGCTCGTCACAGATCCGCCGCGGTTCTATGGCCGTTTCGCCACTGACGATGAGGGGCGGCGGGTACGCGAGAACCTCAAATGGGGCCAGCAGGTCACCGTCAACTTTGTCGAGGCGTTTGATCGATAATGGCTTTCACCCCTGCGCAGGTCGCGCTTCTCGACGCCAATCGCGAGCTGGTCGAGTGTCGACGCCTGTTCCATGTCGCCTTTGCCAGCGCGAGCTATCGGCTGATCGAGGGCAGCACGCCGGACACGCTCGGCGGCAGCACCTGGCAACCCGCCCATGATTGGGTGCAGGCGGCGGCGATCGAATCCGGTGGTCCGCTGGAGGCGGTGCCCGCGATCTATCGCATCGGCAAGAACCCTCTGCCGCTCCTGCTTGCGGCGCTCGACAACCGCGCCGAATGGTGGGGGCGGCCGATCCAGCAATACCTGCAGCTCTATTCCGGCGGCGTGCCGGTCGGGCCGATGGTCTCGATGCATCGGGGTAAGATCCGCGATGTCAAAAAGGTCCAGACTGCCGAGCTCGAATATCTCGAGATCCGCGCCGAGAGCCCGCTCGACATCCGCAATATGACGCCGCTTGGCGAATATACCGATCGCGACCAGCAACGGCGCTCGGCCGGGGATCGCGGCTGCGAGTTTGCGCCGAGCCTCGTCGGCAAGGTCATCACCGGTTGGCTGCGCGGGTAGGCGATTACATCCGCCAGAGCTGGCACCGGCCCTGGAGCTGGGGCGAGGTCGATTGCACGCTCTGGGTCGCGGATTGGTGCCTCCTGTATTGGGGCTTTGATCCGGCGGCGCGCTGGCGCGGGCGCTATGCGACCGAGGCGGAGATGCGGAGGATTACCGGCGGCGATCTTCCGGGGTTTCTGGCGCGGGAATGCCCGCTGCCGCAACGCGCGGCTGCGCGCGAGGGCGATGTCGCGGTGATCGCGGTCGCGGGCCATGAGGTCGCGGCGATCCGCCATGGCGAGAAATGGGCTTTTCGCAAGCCGCGTGGCGTCGGACTGGTCCGCGCCGAAGCAATTCAGATCTGGGGACGATGAATGCCACAAGTTGGGGCTTGGCTGGCGGCGACTTGGAGCGCCCAAACGGTCGTGGGCTTTGCCCTGCGGACGGCAGCCGCCATCGCGTTGAATATGGCGGTGGCCAAAGTCACCCAGCCGAAAGGGCCGAAGCCGCGCGATCTGCAGACCGAATTGCGCGACAGCAACGCGCAGCGCATCCGCCATCTCGGCCGGGTGCGCGCCTCGGGCGCCGCGATGTTCTGGGACTGGGCGCAGGTCGGCGGCCAACGGCGCCTCTTCAAACTCTTGGCGATGGGGCAGGGCGGGATCTCGGCGGTTGAGACGGTCTGGCTCAATGACAAAGAGATCACGCTCTCAGGAACTGCCGTGACCAGCAAACCCTATGCCGGCGTGGTCAGCATCGACTGGCGCTCCGGGCAGAGCGCCCTGCAATCGGGCGGGGCCTATGCTGCGCTGCAGGCAGCGTTTCCGGGCTGGACGCCGAACCATCGGCTGCGCGGGGTCGGCACGATCCTTGGCACCTTCGATGCGGTCAAGGGCGACAAGATCTCGGAGGTCTATAGCGGGGGCGATCCGCAGATATCGGCGCTGATCAAGGGCGATGCCTGCCACAACCCGATCACCGGCGACGCGACCTGGTCCGACAATATCGCCGTGCAGGCGCGCGATGTGTTGACCCATCCGAGCTATGGCCCGCTGCGGCTGGCCGATCTCGACACGGCCTCCTTCGCCCAGGCCATCGCCGATTGCGAGGATCCAATCCCGCGCAAGGCGCCGGGCACCGCGCGGCGCTACATCGGCGGCGGCAGCTATGCCCTGTCCGAACCGGTGGTCGATGTCCTGCGCCGCCTCGAGGATGCCTCTGCGGGGCGGTTCTACATCACCAGCGAGGGCAAGATCGGCTTTCGGGTCGGCAAATGGCGCGCGCCGAACTACACGATCCGGGAGGAGCATATCGTCAGCCTCGACATCGGGCCGGGCTCGGGCGAGTTCGAGCGCGTCACCACGCTGGTCCCCAAATATGTCGCTCCTGAGATCGGCTGGCAGCAGACCAGCGCGGACCCATGGGATGATGCGGCGGCGCTGGCGCTTTATGGCGAGAGCGCGGCGAAAGAGATCGATCTCCCTTGGGTGCAAAGCCATGGACAGGCCCGAAGGCTTGCCAAGATCAAGATGGCCAAGCTCAATCCGAGCTGGCGGGCGACGGTGCGGCTGCGCTTCTGGGGGCTGTTGCTCCTCGAAGAAGAAACCGTGCGCCTGCATCTGCCCGAGCTTGGGCTGATTAATGCGAGCGCCTGGATCGACGGCTTTGCCTTTGACGCCGAGGGCGATGAGGGCGTGGTCACGGTCCAGCTGATCGCGGCAGATCCGGCGAGCTTTAGCTGGACTGCCGCGGAGGAGGGCGACCCACCCTCGGTCCCGGAGAAAGTCGAGCCCGGTCAGCAGCTTCTCGCGGCGCCGGTGATCTCCTCCCTGACCATCGTCAACAATGACGGGCCGCCCTATATCCGCATCGAGGTCGATCCGATTGACGGGCCCTATTATCTCGGCGGCTATTACCGGCGCGCGGGCTCGAGCTTTCGCTATGGGCTCGAGGTGCAGGACATTCGGGTGGGCGGCAAGCTCGTCGCGCGGAGCCTGCCCAATGCCGATCGCGGCGAATATGAGATCGGCATCGGCTGGTATAGCGCACGCCCGGACAGCGGCGCGGCGCCGGGCGGCAATGATGCGGCCTCGGAAATTACGACGGTGACGGGCATCGAGGTCTTTGCCAATACCACGCCGCCCGATGCACCGCAGATCATCAGCAAGTCCGGGACGGCTGGCGGCACGCTGACGGTGATCATGGCTCCGGATCTCGGCGCCAATTACTACCGCACCGGACTGTGGCGCGCGGCGCCGGGCGCGCCGTTCAGCGCGGCGGTCTTCCAGCGCTGGAATTACGACACCTCGTCCGAGGTCGCGATCACGGCCAGCATCCCGTCCGAGGGCGCGCGCTACTGGCTCAGATCAGAAAACCAAAGCGGCAAGACCTCGGCTGAGGTGCTTGTCGGCCAATATCTCCCTTAAAACTGAGGTTCCCCATGGTCACGACGACCAAGACGCCGGGTGCGATTTACCCGAATGGCTCCGCTGTGCCCAAGGCCGATATCCGGACCTGGATGACGGAGATGCAGACGGGCACGAATGCTGAGCTCACGGATCTGCGCAATGGCAGGCTCTGGCACAGCTCGAGCACCAATCTCTCCGCGCAGACCCCGCCGCCCGGCACGAACCAGATCATCGTCGCCAATAACTCCGGGACCTTTAACTGGCGTCGGCTTGGATCGGCTCCGAACCCGGTCAATCCGGCGATCCATGCCCAGACCGCCGATGCCGCGTGGTGGTATCTCTCCGAGGATACGCCGGCGATCAAGGCGCGGGTCTCGGCCGTTGAGACCGATCTGCCCAATGGCCGGGTCTGGCGCTATGCCCGCAATGACCTGACGCCGGTGGGCGCTACGCCCCCGACCGGCACCCAAATGATCGCGGTGCATAAGACGACCGGATCTGGCCAGGCCGACTGGGTTCGACGAGCGGCGGCGCGACGGATGTTTTGGTTCAGGATGCGACCGGCCAATGGTGGGGGCGCACGTTCTCGACAACGTCGATCGAGAGTGATCTCGCGGCCAAGGCTGACACCTCCGAACTGCGCTCTGGCCGGGTCTGGCAATATGCGAGCAATGGCCTGACGATTGACGGGGCCAATCCACCAACCGGGACGCAGCGGATCACGGTCAATCGCTCTGCCGGGACCGAGACGGCGGATTGGGCGCGGACCTCGGCCCCGTCTGACGGGGTGCTGACCGCGACGCTGCGCCCGGATGCGAATGGGCAATGGTGGCGCCGCGTCGCCTCGCTCTCGGCCATCCTCGATGAGATGCGCGACGGTGAGGTCAAGCGGATCATCTCGAACAACCTGCACCCCTCTGGAGCGACGGTCCCGGTCGGGGCCAAGGTGATCTGGGCGGTCAAGGGCAATGCCTCCGGCGCAGCGATCTGGGCGACCATCGGCGCGCCGGGCAACGGGATCGAGACCGATGACTTCAAGAAAGACGCCTCTGGCCAATGGTGGATCCTGCGGTGGTCGTCGGACTGGGTCGCCCGCGATCATCCGACCTTCGCCCAGATGCAGGCCGCGCTGGCCACGGTCTCGGGCAGCGGCTCGGGCGGCGGCTATACGCCCCCCGAGCCCTTGCCCGCCTCGGCGACCCTATTGCCGCGCCGCGTCGGCGGCGTAACCCAGCTGGTTGGCGATGCCGGGATCGGCGCTGCGGCGCGCTATACGGTCGGCGGCGACGGGGCATGGCACTGGCTGCCGTCCCGTGTCGCGATTTTCATGGTGCTCGGGCAGTCCAATGCGGCTGTTTCTGAGATGGAGGGGCCTCCGCTCTATATTCCAGCGAAAACGCCTGACTTCGTGCTGATGTCGAATGATGGTGTCGGCGAGCTCGGCGCGTTGCGGGGCTGGAATGGTCAACCTCCGGGCAAGGCGATCACCGGCTTTGTGCCCGCCGAGATCACCGGCGTCCAATCCTCGGCCGAGGCCCTGGCTTCGGCGTCGAACGCGCTCGATCCGCGCGGGGCCGGGGTGATCTACGCTGGCAGTCATGGGCGCGGCGGCGCGGGATTCACGGCGACCGATCCGAATTTTGCGATCTGGAAGGTGCTTCCCTCCGGGGCGCCCGCGCCCCAGCGCATTCGCATGATCGAGTGGGTGACAGCGGTGATGACTTATGCCCCGGTTCCGCCCACGGAAATCGTGATCGCCTTCACCCATGGCGAGACCAACCGGCGCGACCCGTGGGCGACCTATACGGCTGACGGGCTCGGCTACATGGCCGATATCGAGGCTGATCTGGCGTTCACCGGCCTGCCGGTGGTCTGGCTGGTCGATATTCCGGGCGGCACCACAGCCATGTCCGCGTTTGGTAGCGACTGGCAGGTCAAATACGCTTTGCGCGAGTTGATGCGACAGGCGCGCCTGGCGGGTCATAAAGTGGTCGATGTCGGGCCGCGTTATCACCTGCCGATGGGCACGGCGCGCGGCGGGACGCAGGATCATATCCACACCTCCTATCTGTCGCAGGTCCGTTTGCGCGAGATTGATGCCTTTGCCTATCGCAACCACGTTGCGGGCCTGCCCTGGTGGTGTGCCTTTCCCAAAGGTGAGCGCGCGGCAGGGCTCGGCAACAAGGTGATCCTCGCGGTCGAGAGCCTGACGCCGATTATGATCGACCGGGGCATGGTGCCGCTCGATCCGCATTTTGGCTTCAGCCTCTCGAACGACAGCGCCACAATCACCGGGGTTGAGCAAACCGGGGATCGCGAGATCACCCTGAGCCTCTCGGGCACGCCGAACAGCTCGGCCCGGCTGCAATATGTCTATCGCCGCCCGAATGCGGGCGAGGTCGACACGCGCTATGTCACCGCGGCGGGTTCGATCCGCGAGGTCTGGCAGGGCACCGGCCCGATCACCGGCCTGCCGGTCTATCGGCCAATGCATTCCTTCGAGGTGCCGATCGTATGAAAAGCTTCGCACAAATGGTCTCATGCTTTGGCTCCATGTGCCGACTTCCTTCAGGCCTAGCGAATTCGCTACACTTGCTCCTAAGAAAGCGCTGCGAATCACGGGGGCAAGAGATGTCAGGGCAGGAAAAGGTTTTTTTTGAAGAGGAGGTATCTGGCTACCCCGTCCCCCGGGTTGCCTCACTGAAGGTGTATGGCCAAGTTGGAAGAGTCCAGAATCTTACCTTGCACTTTGAGCCAGATATTACAGTTATCGCCGGACAGAATGGCGTAGGTAAAACAACCATTCTTCGTATATTGGCGGATAAGTTAACTGAATACGGTTCCGCCGAATTCAGGCGCCAAAAGTTGCAAAGTTTGAGCATCGGAATTCGCCCAGGGACGAAGTCAAGGGGCGTAAAAACTGTGCTTTTATTCGGTCGGCGAGAGGGGGGAGAGAATGGACCAGAAATGGACGAAACCACATTTTCTTCAGATGGTTTTGTCGCGTGGTGGAATGAGCGAGATATCGCTCATGCACGTGCCGTGCGAGATTCTGGAGATCTCACTGTAAAGGATCCCCAGTTGCAGGTTTTCCAAGAGGCGCTGGCTAGGGTGGAAGCTTTCAAGGGGGTGAAAGTTTACTCTGCTGGCAACACAATGGCCTTCGAGCGCTCAGGCGTTAAAATGAAGTGGCACGAACTATCTTCAGGTGAGAGGTCTGTTTTCTCTCTATTTGGCATGATCGCTCGGCGGGTGGCGCTATCGAGCGAGGAATACAGTCGGCCATTGGTTTTGGTGTTGATCGATGAGATCGACCTTCACCTACACCCCAAATGGCAGCGAACAATTGTGCCCCTATTAAGGGAGGCATTCCCCGACGTTCAGTTTGTCGTGACCACTCACTCGCCACAGGTTGTTGGGAGTGTTGAGGGGCGTTGTGTTCGCCTTCTGGCATTATCTGATAACGGCGATATCAAGGTTTCGGTGCCTAAGGCAACGATGGGGGTTGATAGTAATTTTATTCTCGAGGCTTTGATGGATGCTGACGAAAGGGCGCCGGAGGCCGCTGCGCAGATAGATGAAGTCATTGAATTAATTAAGCAGAAACGGTTTGCAGACGCGCAGTTTCGTGTTGATGCTCTGAAGGATATAATCGAAGGAGATGCGCCTATAATAAGTCGAATGCAGTTGCAGTTGGATATGGCGCGAAAAAGATCGGCTTCGTGATGAGGGGAAGCGCAAAGGGTGATCCGACACTAGAGCTATCTGAGTGGCGGGAGGCTAACGCAGGGCGACGCCCTGTCTGGAAGACGCTGGACTCTGTAGTGAAGAGAGCACTAGTGCGAGACCTGTGGTCCGAGCAGAGTGGACTTTGTGTATATTGTGGCGGTAGGATAAATATAAACCTTCCCATAGTTAATCCGGAAAGGTTTGCCGGAAAGTTTGCGTTTCACATTGAGCATTTTCGACCTCGGCACGTTCCTGAATATCGCGATCTTATATTCGAGCATTCTAATCTTTTCTTGAGCTGTGGTGGGCTCTACGAATCGGGCGATGAACCAAGCGGAGAAATTTGTGGAGCGTCTAAGGCGGGTGCGTTTGATGAGGAGCGGTGCCTGGAGCCTGAGTTGGATGTTTGCTCCGGAAGGTTTTCCTTCCATGAAGATGGAGAGATCTTTTGTCGAGAAGGTGACGTGCAGGCAGAGTATATGATAAAGATTCTCAATCTGAATGATGAGAATTTGAAGTCGTACCGGCGGGCTACGTGGGAATCTGTCGTTGATGAGATGGTTCAACAGCCGGGTAGAAGTTATTTAGAATTTTCAGAAGGGTATTCACAAGTGGATGAGGGGGGCGCTGCCAAGTCTTATGTTCATATGGTGAAAAGTTTGCTTGCGATCCCTGATCCGGAAGTTTTGACATAACTGGTCGATGTATAGACTTAACATTCAAGCACTGATCGGAGCCGCCGCTGAGGCGGCTTTTCTTATTGTATGAGGCGCAATGACAGACCCGTCGTCTTTCCGCTCGCCCGAGTTCTGGGTGGCGATCGCCATCGCGCTGATCGTCAAGATCAAGACCACAGCGCAGCTCGGCCCTCTCAAGGTCATCACCACGATTGCTGTTGCTGTCGGCGCGGCCTGGGTCGGGGCCGATTGGGCTGCAGAAACCCTTGGCGTTCCCGTGCCGGTCGCCGGTGCCGTTGTCACGCTCACTGCCGAAGGCGTCATGCGCTGGCTGCTCTTGGCTGTGGATGATCCGAAAAACGCCATCGATCTCTGGAAGCATTGGCGGCGCTGACCGCCTTGCCTGTCCCACACGCTGCCGCCCCTCCGGGCGGTTTTTTCATTTCAGGAGAGAGAACATGACCGCAGTCATGAACACGGTGCGCGCGCGGCAGGCGCGCTGCGCTGCCCTAGGCTTTTGGCCGGGCCCGATCGACGGGATCGATGGCAACCGGACCCGCGCGGCCTATGCGGCGGCACTGGCCGCCCAGAAGGCGCGGGGCCTGCCGTTTCTGCATCCGAGCGGGGTCACCCGGATTCACTGGCATTGGGCCGCGAGCGGCTATGCCGCCAGCGCCGAGGCCATCGCCGCCTATCATGCGCTGATCCTCGGCGATGGTGAGGTGCGCTGGCTGGCCGATCCCGCGACGCAGCGCACGCATACGCTCAATGCCAATGGCGGCGCGATCGGTCTTTCGATCTGCGCCATGGCCGGCGCCAATGAGCGCCCGTTCGTCTGGGGCCGGGCCCCGCTCCTGCCGGTGCAGGTCTCAGCTCTCGCGCGCGAGACCGCGCGGCTGTGCCGGATCTACGACATTCCGGTGTCGCGCTGGTCCACGCTCTCTCATGCTGAAATCCAGCCGAGCCTCGGCGTGGTCCAGAAAAACAAATGGGACATCACGGTGCTGCCCGGCATGGCCGGTCCCGCTGATCCGATCAGCGTGGGCGATCGCCTGCGCGATCTCGTCTCCCGCGAACTCTCCACCCTCTGAAACCGAAAGGAACCGTTCTCATGCTCGGACAAATTGCTCTGATTATCCGCTACATCCTCTACCCGCTGGCCGGCGCGCTGACCGCGCTTGGCTTCGTCAGCTTCGACGAGGCCACAGGCACGCTCACCGTCTATCTGAACGACCTCGCTGTCGTTCTCGCGGGGCTCGTGATCTATGCGGCGACCGTGATCTGGTCGCGTGTCGCCAAGAAGAAAGGCGGGGCGACGTGATCGCGGTGCTGCTAGCCAGCGCAGTGCTGGCTGCGCTGCTCTGGGGGCTGATAAGGGGCGGAAAAAACCGCCCCTGAACAGCGAGCAACCGCCAGAAAACATCCTGGGCGGTCACCAAAATATGCACTCGCTAAAAACACAATCAACAGGCGTCACTCATCACGCAAAGACAACGCTGCGATGCAGAACGGGTTTCCTGTCTAAAACGGCAGGTGCTTGTCCGAGGGGCGGCTGGGGCGTAGCCTCGGCCTATGTGTGGACGCTTCGCAGACCCTAACCGCCGCGGCTCCGACGAGGAGTTTTCCGAGATCAGGGTCGATCCCTTGCCTCGGCGCTGGAACGTCAAACCGACGCAGGACATCTTGATCTTCGGCAAGCAGCCTCTCGAGCCGATGATCGCGCGCTGGTGGCTGGTGCCGAGCTGGCACAAGGGTGAGCTGAAGGACTGGAAGGCTGCCACCTTCAATGCCCGAATCGAGGAGGCGCAGAGCAAGCCGACGTTTCGCGGGGTCTGGAAATATGGCCGCTGCCTGATCCCGATGGCGGGCTATTATGAATGGACCGGCGAAACGGGCCACAAGCAACCGCATTTCATCCGCTCTGCGGGCAACGAAGATACGCTCTGGGTCGCAGGCTTGGCCTCGCGGTGGGGCGATCTGCTGACATGCACGGTTATGACCCGCGCCGCCAATACTTCAGTCCAAGAGATCCACACGCGCATGCCGGTGATCCTGAACTCAGACGAACGGGACGCCTGGCTTGGGGGATCCAATGATCTTGAAATCGGCGCGAGTGCCCGTCTTTATCATTATCCCGTGCGCTCCTTCGGAATCCGCGATGACGGTCCCCAGCTGATCGAGCCGATCGAGGGTTGAGGCTTGCTGGGATCACTACCGCTCGATTCACCGGACGGCCTGATTGACGTTTAGAGTCCTTTCCGGACCATGGAAAGCCTTGGGCCATGAAGTTAACGTTCCATTAATAGCGCAGTGAACTGCATGATGAAATCGCGCAAGGTGTTTATCGTTGTTATAAATCTCTTCCGGACAAAAGGCGCCCTGTCTCAGATCGATGGATCTCAGATAACGCTCCATAAAAAATGGACTAAATTGAAATGACATCACACGCACCGCCCACCGCCGCGACTGTTTACAGGCTTTATGGGAGTAGCCAGCACTGTGGTTTCCCTAAGTGCATCGAGCGCCACATTGAATTCGACGATCGGACGGGGAAAAAAATCTCCAATTCTCAAGTGTGTCACATTTGCGCCCGTAGCGAAAACGGAGCGAGGTGGGATTCATCACAGACTGAAGCGGAAAACCGAGACGATAGCAATTTAATCTTGCTGTGCCGAAAACACCACGCTTGGGTCGACGAACCCGGCGCTGATGATATTTACACTGCTCAAGAAATGAGGCGATGGAAAGAAGCTCAGGAGCTTCAAGGCGATAACCTGCTTGGGCCTGATGATCTGATCGCAATCCAATCTAGCAACATCGAGATTATAGCTGAGAATGTTAATCTTGGTGGTATCGGTGGGATGGCGCCGGGTGCAGGTGGAGGCGGAGGGGGAGCTATCGGGACAAACGCGCGTGGCGGAGCAGGCGGAAATGGTGGAAGTGTGTTCAAGAATGGTATTCTTGTAGACCCTTCTGCATTAGAGCGTTGGGACAGAGAGTTTTTTGGGAATCTTTTTGATATCCCATATGGCGCTGGCGGCGCGGGTGAGGGGGCTCTCGGCGAAAGCGCCGTAGGTGGCCGTGGCGGCGATGGCGGGGACATACACTTCGTTGAAGGGTCGTTGCCGGCGGGAAGCTTTCAAATAGTCGTAGGGCGAGGTTCTCGATTGCCAGGAGAGTTCGGCCAGCCAACCTACATAGAAAGGCTTGGTGAGGGCGAAAAAGTTTACTTATTCGGAGACTTAGCTCTAGGTGGAATGTCTGGCGACAGTTATTTCACTGACGATGTTATGGCCGTACAAGCAGAACATTTAGATTCCGGATTTTCTGTAAATTGCCTTGCGTTGCACGATGGGGCAGAGATCGACAGAGGACTGCCCACGGTCAACCGAATTGGCTGGAGTTGGATAGACATCCGAAATTTTCCGTTTGATCTCGTGGTCAATGCCATAGCTTTATTTTCTTTCAAGGAGCAATTTGAAAAGCAGGTTGGCATATTTGTGAGTTTGGTACACGACAACTTCGAGAAAGCACGGATTGCAGTTGAAGTGCCGCAACCGGAAGGTTCCTCATTATCCGTTTTTTGCAGCTTTTCCATAGGGGCACAAGTGCAAGGACCCGGCACTTGGCGGCTTGTGGCTCATAGTGATGGCATTCTGCTTAACCAGATGTGGTTTCATGTGCGAGGAGTTTAA